TCGATCTCGATCGAGAACGACGTGACGGCGAAGCCGGCGGCGACGATGGTCCAGGCGCGGGACCCGACGGAGAAGACGGACCTCGCCGTCCTCGCGCGCACGCCCGGGGGCGCGAACGGGGAAGACGTCCCGATGGAGATGGCCGACTCCTCGGACGAATACGCGCAGCGCTACAACGACTGGTTCTACTCCAGCGAGCGCGGCATGACGCAGATGGGCTTCCCGATCGACCTCCAGGGGCAGCCGCGCCCGGGGCTCGCCCCGCTCCCCGAGATCATCACCGCGGCCTCGGCCGCCGACCCGAGCCAGCCGGCGACCCCCATCCCGCCGCTCCCGCCGCAGCCGCCGGGCGGGCACCACGTCGAGACGCGGCGCGACGCGGACGGGCGGCTCCGGGACGTGTGGGTGGACGCCGACCTGAACGAGATCACGTCGAGCCCGTCGCGGGAGCCGGGCATCATCGCGCGCGCGGTCATCTCCACGGAGACGACGCCGCAGACGGGGGAGGCGGCGGTCACTGAGGCGCAGGCCAAGCAGGACCGCGTCCAGCAGACCGCCGTGAAGATGAAGCTGACGATCGTCGGCGACCCGACGATCCTTGCGAAGACCGTCGTCGAGGTCCTCGGGATCAGCCGCCGGCTCTCGGGGCGCTACTACGTCTCGAGCGTCAAGCACGAGGTCCTGCCGGCGCCGTACAAGTGCGTCCTGCAGGCGAGGAGCGACGGGACGCACGGCTACCAGGCCCCGGGGATGCCCGAGGCGTCCCGCGACGACGTCGTTGCCACGCCTCCGGGGAACCCCAACGCCATCCAGGAGGTCGAGCAGACCGATCCGGACGGCGGAGTGTACCGGACCTGGCAGGACGCGTCCGGGCGCGAGCTTCCGCCCGGAGACCCGCGCATCCGCCGGCAGCAGGTCGGCTTCGGAGAGCTATGATGCCGAACCCTCCGGACCCCAGGCTGTTCGGGCTCCACGTCGGCGTCGTCGTGGACGTCGCCGACCCGCGCGGCCTCGGGCGCGTGAGGGTCCGCGTCCCCGGGCTGCTCGAGCCGCACAGCGCGTGGGCCTGGCCGCTCGGGATGCCGGGCGGAGGAGCCCCCAACCGCGGCCTCTTCTTCGTCCCGCCCGTCGGCGCCGAGGTCGGCGTCTTCCTCAACCAGGGGAGCGTCGATCACCCGTACTACATCGCCGGAAACTACGGCGCGCCGGGAGGAACCTCCGAGGTCCCGTCCCCCGCGAAGGAGGCGGGCTCGCGATCGCCGGAGGTCAAGGTCCTGGAGACGGACCTCTGGCGAGTCACTCTCGACGACCGGACCGAGAAACGGAGCCTGCTCGTCGAGAACAAGGCGACGGGGGACAAGGTCGAGTTCGACGGGCTGACGGCGGGGATCCTCGTGGACGCGAAGGCGGCGCTCTGCCTGAAGGCTCTCGGCGTCGTCAGCATCGAGGGCGGGCAGGTCGTGATCAACAAGCGCGTCGTCCGTCCGGGGACGGACCCGATCTAGGGGGAGGGACTGGCGTGCCGATCGACATCTCCGCCGAGGTCCAACTCACTCCGCGCGCGCCCGCGCCGCTGACCGTCACGCTGCCGGGCGGCGTCGAGCTTGGCGCGCAGCACCCCTCGATGTCGATCCCGGACGGGGCGACGCTCGCGAAGTCTCTCCTCGCGCAGGCGAACTCCGCGATGGCGCCGCTCGCCCCCATCTTCAAGGTGATCGACGTCGCCCTCGTCGTGGTCGAGGCGATCAAGGCCGTCCCCGAGATGATCGTGAACCCGGCGAAGCTCGTCGAGCTGATCGTGGACGTCGTGAAGAAGGCGAGCGCCCTCCTCTCGCTGCTTCCTCCGATGTCCGTCCCCCTCCTCGCCGTCGGCCTCCTCGACGTCCTGATCGCCTACCTCGAGGGGATGGTCCAGATGATGCGCGCGCTCGCCGACGAGCAGGCGCGGATCGAGGCGATGCGCGAGAAGCTCGACGACTACCCGAGCCTCGCCGTGGTGATCACGGTGTCGGAGGAGAACCTCGACGCGCAGATGGAGTCCCTCGAGACAGGCATGGGTCCGATCGAGAAGCTGATCCGACTCCTGAACCTCCTGATGCAGCTCGCCGGCCTGCCGGAGGTCCCGAGCCTCTCGAGCCTCGGGCGAGACCCGACCGGCGCGATCGCGGTGCTCGAGGAGACGGTGAAGACACTGAGGGCCGTTCGCAGTAGTATCCCGGTGTAGGAGGTCCGCCTTGCCGAGGAGCGACAACATCTACGGGTACGGGCTGCTTCGGCCCTTCCGCCGAGACCAGGCGAGCGACTTCGCCGCGACCGGCGGAGTGGAGCTGGTGCGGTCCTCCGTCGGCCAGATCCTCGGGACGTTCGGCGGCAACGACGACCAGTCGATCCCGGGCGAGATCCCGTGGGACACGGAGCGGGGCTCGAAGCTGGCACTCCTCCGGCACCGCAAGCTCGACTTCACGACGCAGGAGCTGGCTCGCGCGTGGGCGATTCAGGCGCTCGGCCGCTGGGAGCCGCGAGTGCAGGTCACGGGCGTCCGCCTCGAGCGCGCCGAGTCCGCTCCGGGAATGGGGGAGAACGTGCTCCGGATCATCCTGCGCTACGACATCCTCGCGCAGCCCGGCGCGGCCAACCAGGTCCTCGTCCGAGACGTCGTTCAGGCGATCGCGGTCGAGGAGGGCGGAGGCGGGGGCGGCGGGATGGGCGGCGGAATGGGCGACTAGCTGCGCGGCGGCTGACAAGGAGCGCCGCGCGAGGTAGAGTGGGCCAATGGCGATCCTCCCCGTGAGCCTGGACTACACGTCGAAGGACTTCGACTCCATCCGCGAACGCCTGATGGGGCTGATCCGGTCCGTCTTCCCCGACTGGACCGACTTCAACCGGACGAACTTCGGCAACATCCTGATGGAGCTGGGCGCGTTCGTCGGAGACATCCTCTGCTTCTACCAGGATAACCAGGCGGCCGAGTCGAGGATCGTCACGGCGACGCAGCGGAAGAACCTGATCGCCCTCTCCAAGCTCGTCAGCTTCCGAGTGGCGACGGCGACGGCGGCGACGGCCACGCTCACGCTCACGATCCCCGCCCCCGCTGCCGGCGACGTCACGATCGCCGCCGGACGGAAGTTCAAGACGGCCAACGTCGTGTCTCCCAGCACGTTCCAGGTTCTCGAGGAGGTCGTGCTTCCGGCCGGCTCTACGAGCGCCTCGGCCAGCGTCGAGAACTCGGAGTCGTGGCTCTCCACCTTCGCGAGCACGCTCCGCGCCAACCAGGAGTACAGGCTGCCGCAGAAGCCGTACCTCGACGGGTCGGCTCGCCTCTCGGCCGGCGACGGCATCTACACGGAGGTCTCGAACTTCCTCGACTCCGGTCCGACCGATCGGCACTACACGACGACCGTGGACCAGAACGGCCAGTGCACCGTCCGCTTCGGGAATGGGATCAACGGAACGATCCCCACGGGGACGATCTCCGCGCCGTACAAGACGGGCGGCGGCTCCCGCGGCAGCGTCCTCGCCGGGACGATCGTGAAGCCCGAGGGCTCCTTCGTGGACTCGTTCGGCACGCCCGTCGCGCTCTCCTCGACGAACCCCCTCCCGGCCACTCCCGGGACGAACCGGATGACGATCGCGCAGATCAAGCTCCTCGCCCCCGAGAGCCCGCGCGTGGCCGGCCGGACGATCGCCCGGGAGGACTACGAGATCAACGCGCGCGCCGTCACCGGAGTGGCCCGCGCCCTGATGCTGACCTCCGACGAGACGTCCATGATCCCCGAGGGCGAGGGTAAGCTGTTCCTGATCCCGGTCGGAGGAGGCGACCCCACCGAGGTCCTCAAGGAGCAGGTCCTGGACATGGTGACCATGTCCGCCGACGACTACCTCGCGAAGTGGGGCGTGGAGGGAGGGAACCCGAATCAGGTCTCCTTCCACGTGGACGTCGTCGCCGCCGCCCGGCAGGACGTGGACATCCAGACGACCATCTACCTGCGCGCCGGGTACACCAGCGACGCGAAGAAGGCCGAGGTCAAGGCGGCGATCCTCGCGAACCTCGCCGCGTGGTTCGCGGTGCAGAACGCGGACGGCTCGCCGAACACGAACGTGGACTTCGGCTACAACGTCAAGGACGTCCACGGCGAGCCCGCCGGGGAGATCGCCTGGTCGGACCTGTTCGACGTCGTCAAGGACACGACCGGCGTGCGGAAGATCGACGACTCGTCCACCGGCTTCATCCTGAACGGGGCGCGCTCCGACGTCGCGGTGGACCTCTACAAGTTCCCGAGGCTCGGCACCGTCGTCATCTACGACGGGGACCACGGGACCGTGCTGTGAGAGGTGAGCGGTGGCTCCTCCGACCTTCCTGAACCTCGGCTTCGAGACTGCCGGCGCGCAGCCGGGGGAGGCCGCGGGCTGGACGCGATCCACTCTCGTCTCCGAGGAGGAGATCGCGTCGTTCGGCCCCGACCCCCGCCGACCCTGGGAGGACATGGAGCGCGGCTGGTCGAGCAACGAGAACGACCTGTTCGCGTTCGACGACGCGCACCTCGAGGCGGCGGAGTTCCAGGCGAGCGCGCCGGCCGAGAGCTTCGAGGCGGGATGGGACAACGACACCTACGCGCTCGAGCTGGTCGGGATCGAGCAGGCGCAGTTCTACGCGTCGCACGTCCCGGTCGTGTACCCGGAGACGTTCGGCGGCCCCGAGGACGACGAGTGGGTCGCGTGGAACGGCGTGGACTTCCGGATCGCCTTCGAGCCGGGCGACCTGACGGCCGCCACCTTCGTGGGCGGAGCCGCCTTCGAGAGCTTCGAGTCCGGCTGGCGCTCCAACGAGGGCGCCATCGAGGCGTTCGACCCGGCCGATCTCACGGTCGGGACCTTCGGCGAGTTCACCGGCCTGCGTGTCAACCACGAGGGCTTCGAGGCGCTCCGGCCGCCGCTCCCGTTCGTGGCGATCCCCGCCTCCGACGTGCTCGACACGACCGCGGACCACGGGCTGGCAGTGAACGACCACGTCTACCTGACCAACCTCGGCGGGGCTCTCCCGACGCCGCTCGACGTCCGCCGCTCCTACTACGTGCAGGCGACGCCGACGGCGCACACGTTCAAGGTGGCGGAGACGCTGGGCGGGCCGGCGATCGACGTCCTCGACGTCGGAACGGGGGATCACGAGGTCTATCAGGACCTCGACTTCCACTGGAAGACGGAAGTCTGACGGCCGCTCGGCCTTGCGCGGCCGGGGCGAACCGTAGCAAGATGGGCCTAGGGGCCGGAGGTGGCGCATGGCCGAAGCTGACTGGACGGTGCTCGTCAACTCCCTGGGGACCTCCTCCGTGTCTCGAGGAGTCACTCACGGGATCGCCCGCCCGCCGGGCGGCGGCAACTTCCTCTACGGGTTCAACTCGCGCGTGAACGACCAGGGCGTCGTCGGCCTGTACGCCACCCCGGTCGTCGGCTCGGACTTCGCCCCGATGCTGAAGGGCGCCCGCATCTCCGCCGCGATTCAGCGCGGCGTGTCCAGCGGCGCGATCAACTTCGCTCCGATGCTCTACGTCTGCCTCCGCGACCACCAGGTCGAGGATCTCGGCTACATCCTCGGCCTCTCGGACGAGGACCCGCACCACATCGTCCTGCGCAAGGGGCGCCTCACCGAGGGCGTCCCCGACTCGGCGGTCGGCTCCGACGGCGTCCTCCGCAAGAGCGTCGAGACGCACCTCGCGGGCGAGTTCCTCCAGCTCCGCCTCGACGCGATCGTGAACCTCGACGGGGACACGATCCTGTCCGTGAAGAAGAACGACCTGACGGCGCCGGGCGCGAGCGTGGCGACCCCGTCCTGGGTCGCAATCCCGGGGATGGACGACTTCGTGGACGACGCGCTCGGGATCAACTCGGGCTCGCTCCCGTTCGGCGACGGCTACGCCGGCTTCGCGTTCTGGACCAAGGACGTGTCGCGGCGCGCCTACTTCGACCACGTCGAGGTGTTCAAGCAGATCACGCCGTAGGAGGGCGGACGGGTGGACTCCTTCAGCCGGGAACTCGGGACGCAGCAGGGCCGAATCCGGCCGGCTGGCTGGACTCCGGCGGAGGGAGAATACGTCTGCTGCCTCGGCTTCGACCGCGCGGGCACGATCGCGCGCCTCTCGCTCGGCGACCGGACGGGCATCGTGCAGACGGCGGACTTCGGGGACGCGCTCGTCGCGCGCGTGACCGCGCGCCTGCGGTGCCCGAAGCTCCCGTTCCTGATGCCCCCCGTCCTCTGGCACTTCAAGATCCTCGTTGACGGCACTGCGCGCGTGGACCGCGTCCTCCGCGACGACCGAACCTGGGACGCGCTCGGCATCTCCTTCTGCGTCGCCGACCTCGCGCCGGGGGATCACTCGCTCGAGTTCCGGCTGGAGGTTGGGTCGTGAGCTGGGACTTCGAGCTGCCGGCGGCGTACCTGGACCTGATCGTCCTCGATGAGGCCGTCGATCCGAGGCTCCGCCTGCTCGACTGCGACCCCGGCGACGGCGAGGCGGACTTCCCGCCGGGCTCCCTCTTTGGCGCGCTCCCCGTGATCGCGTTCACGCTCGCGGACACGGGCGGCGTCGGAGTCAACGAGGTCGAGGCGCTCATCTACGTCGGAACGGAGGTCGAGGGAGTTACTACCTGGGTTCTCGTCTACGACCTGGGGGCTTGGCTTGCCGGCTGGTCCGGCGCGATCACCAATCCGTACGCCTTCGCCTCCCGCTTCACGTTCACCGCCCCCGAGGGATTCGGGAGCCTCCAGACGAAGAAGATCCGGGTGAAGGCGAAGACGTCCGACGACGGCGGCACGATCGACGTCACCTACTCGTTCACCACGGAGGACATCGTCGGGCCGACGGTCCTCGACGTCGAGGTCCCCGACCACGTCACGCTCCGCGTGACCTTCAGCGAGGCCGTCTACCAGGGCGACCCGTCCGTCTTCTACAGCGCACTCAACCCCGCAAACTACGAGCTGGTCGCGCAGACGTCGCCGGCCGCGCCCGTCGTCGTCGAGGCAGTCGAGGCGATCGACTCGGCGACGGTCGAGCTGTCCCTCGATCAGGAGCTGACGCCGCTCGCGACGTACCGCCTCACGTTCCTGTCCATCATGGACGAGCACCTGAACCACATGGGGCTCCCGGGCTACTTCGACGTCGCGGTCCCGGCGCTCGACGTGGACGCCCGCCGGAGGTTCGACCTCTGGTGGTTCCTCCCCGAGCTGAACCGCCGGGAGGACGACCCCAAGAACGGCGGGACGGGGGAGCTGCGGAAGTTCGTGTCGTGCCTGAGCGAGGTCGTCTCGATCCTGCTCTACGACGTCGATCACTGGACCGACATCCTCGACCCCGACATCGCCCCCGAGGCGCACCTCGACGCGATG